TCTTCACTCTCCTCTAAATCAAGTTTTTTAGGTTTTTCCTTTTGCAATAATTGAAGATCTTCCAATTTCTCTCTTTCCATTACGATCCAGAGATCCGGACAAACATCCTTGATCCAATGCTCGATCTGAAAGCCGATTGCCTGCTTTCCAGCATCGTAATGAATCGCAGCGCTAGGAGTCCAGATCTCATGGTCAACATGACATTGGGCGATAATGTTCCTTAAGACACGGCGGCCATTTTCAGTTTTAAGGATGTACTGAAGGTCTTCATCAAGACTTTCACTTCTCCTTGTTTCAATTTTTTCAGCCTTGTCTATTTGAACTTTATCGCCCACATTTCCAACTAACGATCTTGGTTGATTCTTGGTCATAAATTAGCCAGTAATTGTGATTCCGCCGGCTGCGTCACAGAAACACTGTGCAAACCAACTCGTACCATCTGACCAAACATCCACCATGTCCCCAATCACAGCCGTACCGTCAACAAAGTTGACCGAATTGGCCGTAGCCGCCGCTTCACTATCTCCATCTCCACCCGAAGACTCGTGAACTTGCCCGGCCAGGTTTTGCGCCGCAGCATTAGTTCCAATTGTGTAATCCGCGCTTGCGGGAGCAGCAGTTACGATAAACTTGTAATGCAATCCGGCGGCAGGCACGGGGAGAGTGGAAGCAAACTCAGTTGCCGCATTCAAGAAAAATACCTTGCCCGATTCGGCTGCTGTAATCACATTGGTAGCGATAACGGTTTCCGAAGCCTTCGTTCCTGTGGGCGCATTGACCACAGGGGAAGTCAAGGTTTTATTTGTCAAGGTCTGCGCCGAAGCCGCTCCAACAACCGTATCGTTTGCATCGGGAGGCGCGGCCAAATAATCCCCGGTATTAAAACCATCAAAAAGCTTGAGAATTTTCATCTATCTTTCCTTTCTTTACGTTGGAGCTAACTGCCCCTCTCTTGAGCCATTTGCCATACCCGACAAAACGGTATCTCCAGACAAATTCGATTCCGACAAATCCTTTGTTGCAGAGGCCCCCTGCTTAATAGCCGACATCGCATCCAACATTCTTTGAGCCTGCAAGGCTTTGGCCTCTTCAGCTCTAATCTGCTTAACCTTATCCTCGTCATTGATGATCTTGGGCGATACACCAGAGGAGGCCGCCAGGTCGTCCACCAATTGGTCCACGTTGATCTTGTGAAGAGCTTGCGGCATTATCTGGGACAGACCCAAAATGTCCGCCATGAAGCGCCTTATGTTGTTGCTCCCGGCTTGCTTCTGGGCCTGAGCAAGAACGGAAAGGTACTCCACGCGCAATGACGTCCCCTCGAGCTCTTGGGGCGGCAGAGGAATCAATCCCCTTTGCCACATGATCTGAAAAACGACATCAATCAACGGATTCAGGACACCTACGTTGACTCGCTCTAAGACAGAGCCCAAAACCGTGAACTTCTCTAACTGGATTTCCCTAATCTCTTCCGCTGTGGCTCGCTGTAAACGAGTATCCGTTGTAAGGGCGAGGAAGATTGTCTTATAGAAACCCTCGTTAATCCTGCCCTCCGTGGCGGTAATTTCGTCGCGGAGCTCGGTAATATCAAAATTCACTTCAAAGGTCGGCGTGAAACCCTTGGTCCCTGGTTGCTGCGCACTAAAGTTAAGCGCCGCGGGCAAGATCGAGAGACTTTGATTTCTCATCGAGGTCGGCGCATTCATGGGGGGCTTGACCTTTTTCTCGATCGCCTGGAGCTTTAAGGACTCCATCTTCTGAAGACCCTTGCAATCGCCAAGAGTGTGCATACCCGGACAACCGCTCGCGTAGGAATCTTCCCCATTGACCTCCCAACGGAAACAGAAAATCGGGAAGTAGTCGTACCCCTTCTCGCTTAAATATTTATCTTCATCTGGCTTTGAAAGATAACTCTCTCCGGACGTTCCATTGCCAGATTCAAAGTATATGGAAGCGAATTTCTTAAACTTGGAATCCAGCGCTACCGGGTCGAACCGATCGTTCGGATAGATGATATGTGTTACGTCAATCCAGTTTTGAAGCTTGCCCTGGTCGTACGCCTGGACAACCTGAACACTTAAATTTGAGTCGTCGAGTTTCCCATCTTTCATCTTGCCAAACTTCTGGATAACCTGGCGAATCGTCATTCGGAATCGACGAATGAAAACCCTGACTCGACCCTTGCTGTCATCCCCAATCCAATAGCTCCCGATCGGGAACTGCTGGAAAAAGAGAATGTCCTCGTCATCTTCGTCTACCCCAATTACCGCTGTCCCGTAGACGCCGCCCTCTTTATACATTCCGGGCATCACGTCATAGAAATTCGATTTCGCAAAAACAGCGTTCATGCGTTGCGTTACTTCATGAAGCCAAACCTGCACATTATTCTGCTCATTCTTCTCCTCGTTCGGCGTGGACAAGCGGAACCATGGACTTGCTTGCGAGGTAATTCCCTGATTCATTCCTTCACCGAGAACTCGGCCAGCATCAATCGGGGTTGAATTTATAATGCTCGAATTTCTGATCTCGGGCTTATTGTGATTGCTGATAAAGAAACGAGCCTTAGAAGGAAGAGTATTTTGATTTAATTCTTTCCAAAACGGAACGTAAGGTTGTCGATCTTCATCGAGCGCAGAGTATAAAGCGTTATGAAAATCGCGCCTGCGTTCGTTTGGACCAATTTTATAATCAGCAACGGCAACCATTCGCTTACAGCCCCAATACCGTTTTTTGTCCGGTTGTCGGAGAACCGACCACGCCCACCGGACTAGTTGCTATAGTTCCACTACGGTTAGAGGCGCCAGCACGACGACCCCTTAAGCGTTGACGATCCCTGGCCAAATTTGCTGACACCTGGGCCTCGTCTGCCGCTTCCTTGTCCTCTTGTTTCTTGCGCGACTCCTCCTGCTCCGCTAGTTGCGAGGTCAGCAAACGCTCTTGCTTGTGCTCGGCTTTCTTTTGAGTTTTAGCTTGATGTGACGTCGCCGCGGTCGCTGCCCCTAAGGCCAACGTAAGTAAAACCACTGTGCTTATTGCCGGCATTATGAAACCTCCATCAAAAAACTTCGTTCTTGAAGCTTGAATCCACGGCTTTCAAGGACATCGGGATTGACTGGGGAATGAGCCTCTAAGGAAACGACAATCCAATCGGCCTTCTCTTCTTTTCCTAGTTCAACGAAATTCTGAAGAAGCCTAAAGCCTGCGCTCCCCCCGCGGGCCTCTGGAATAACCCACCAGAAAGTTTCAACAAGGGTTCGAATGGATGGATTGAATGGATGAGGGGTGAAGTATCCGCCGATGAATCCGACGGGAAGATCATCCTTAAGGGCAACCAAAAGGATATGGTTGTTGTCGATTAAGGATTTCAGTCCGTTGCGAGCGAAGTCCCTATCCGGAAACAAAGACTTCTTCGAACCGAAAAACTTGGAGAACTCTTCGGCCTGATCTACAAGCCAATCAAGATCTTCTAGGCACGCACGCCTTATTTTCGTCAAAAGCCATCACCTTGTCCTCCAAGTGATGCTCCTCAACTGATTAAAATAGCGCAAGAAATGAATTAGCCAAGAACATTATAGTCATTCTCTGCGAATTTCTTCTCATTTTGATGATCGGCCAAAACGTCATATTCCGCCTCAGCTCGACGACTTCCCTGAACCCGCGCAATCAATTGGGACAATGGATCGGATCCCGGCAAGTCTTCAATACAGAAAGTGCAACACAAGGCATCGGCTTCATCGGGACTGGATCCCAGCCGCTCCTTCATCAACTCCTTGGGCTCCATGAGAAATTTGCCGTTCTTTTGCGTGTAGGTAGCCGTTGTTAATTGCTTGGTAAGAGCCGGAAGATTTGGGAGAGCTCCCCCACGTTTTCCCCATTCGCTCATTCTAAACCACATCTCGGCACGCTTGTTATAAAACCCTGGATCGTCTGCCTTGCCGGCAAACTCGACCGGGATAGGAGAAAGGCCAGCGTCTTGCGCATAATTAATAACACCAGATCCAAAGCCGCCCGTATTGTCAACGAGCTCCATTTCAGATCGGAATCGAGCTTTTGCCAAGACGATCCTTGCTGCAATTTCCGAAGGCTTCGCATTTCTCATTTCCACCGGACGGAAAGCAGCAAGCCCCTGACGAGGAAAAAGGATTGTCTTATCATCGCCTCCGCCGGCGACATCAACTCCAATTCGTCGTTGAGAATGCTCATAGCTTTCCCTGGGAACTCGACGAGACATCATCGCCGCCACTTCTTCTGGCCCAAACAAAGCATTGATCGAGGTAGGGGGAAACTCGTTAAAGACGTTGACCTTTACCCAAGGATTCTCTCGACCCCATTTCCTGATTTGCTCAATACACCATGAAATCTTCATCCGTTTCGATCGCTTTGGGTCATCGGGATCACCCGTTACGCGAATCAAATACCACATATCCCGTTCCGTTGTGGCTGCCCGATAGAGAGGGCCCGAACAATGAGTAGGATTCCCCCCTTGGATAATCTTGTTCCAAACTCCCGTTGAAAGAGAACCGTCGGCGGAACTCATCACGGCATCGGGAACACCACCGGACTCGTCAATCACAACCAAGGTATAGTCTTCATGGAGCCCGGCGAGCGCGTTTGCCTGCTGATCTTTGTTTGCATCTTGACGGTAACCACGCGCAGAGAAATACCAGGTGTCCGGATACTGTTTCAAATAGATCTTGGATTGCGTCCACTCGAAAGCCTCAGAGATAAACTTAGAGCGAAGGCGCCACTTTTGAAGTTCCGTCCAAAGGAAATCCTTAAGGTTCTCTCTTGTTATCGAAATGCCAAACCCTTTTGGATGCTTACCCTTGTCGCCTTGCGTAGAGAGAAACCAGTAAATTGCAATTGCTTCAAGAGCAGTTTTGCCAGGGCCCTTTGCGGCTTGCAATGCAATGCGAGGATGTACTATTTGGGGGAGGACAGAGAAAAATTCATCTTGCCAGGGCTCGTCAACATCAAACCCTTCGAAGTTTTCTTCAGCGAACGCCTTTGGATATTTTCCCCATCGAACTAAATTCTCGCCGGCAGACTCAAGAACTCCCATTGGTGGGCGTCCTCGACATGGTTGGTGCATCGACCTGGGGACCCGGATCGTCTCTTTCTATTTTCCGAGCACAGGCAACGATATCAACAAGGCTCAAGGATTGCCCATCGCCAGTAAGATCAAGGCTTTCGGCTGGCCTGCCAAGCGAATAATCGGACAGCCATTTAATTGCCACCATCCTTTCCTTTGCAGCCCATCCACCATGTTTTTTTTCATCCTTGTCGTAGGCAACCTTGAGCATGAAATCAACCAGATCTTTTCCGAAGTTAGTCTTCTCGAAAATATACCTTCTAACTTCGTTGTGTTCTTTTGGTCGCCCTGCGGGATTCCCGCTTTGTCCTTTTTGCCACTTCATCTCTGTTTCGTTCCTGTTGTCACTATGGATCGTGATATACTCTACGTCAAGATGATTGAGAAGATTTTCCCCTGCTACTGCTGCCATGAAATCAAATTCTGGGTCTCCCCGGTAAAAATAATTTGTCTTAGATGCCATCCCCCGGCAAACTTATCGGGAGTCAAAATCTTGAAGGCGGGCGACCCGATGCCGATCTTTGAGAAGCAGAAAGGTCCATCTCCTGGGTCAAGATTCGGAGAAAGTCCTTGTCGTTCGCAATTATCCTGTAAGATTCCAAGGCGTCCGCAATCCCCTCAGGCAAATTCTGCAAATCGAACCGACGCGGGGAAGCTATTTTAAAAACCTTAGCAACTGTAACGTAAACTTCATCCCTAACCGGTTCCCATTCAACAGTCAGAATAAGGGGCTCGCCATTATGAATCCATCCAGCACGACAAGCCGCCGCCTTGGCTCTCTTCCCAATCAAAGCAGCAAACTTCCTTGTTTTGCCGTCGGGAATATCGGCCCGACGCCTGCCACCTGCGACAATCTTGCTATTCTTCTTTGAGGGATTTCGCGGGATCACAAAAGAAAATAACTTGCCAAGAACTACGGGTCCCCAGGAGTCCATATTTTTTTTCTTCCTTTCTCTGCTAAAGCGATTGCATTCTCTAACTGATCCTGTCGTACGGCAACTCCAACGTTTTTGGTTCCCCAATCTTTCACCGCCATAAAAGCCTTCAAGGCCTGGTCGTATTGCTTCAACAAAAGAGCTACGCGACCAGCAATGAAAAGCAAAAACGGAGTGCCCATCAATTTCTTCTGAGACCAAACCACTTGACTTATGGCCTCTTTGAATCGATTCGTTTCCATCAAAAAGAGCGCATGATAGGCAACCGCATCCGCATACAGAGGAATGCCCCGGATGGCCTCTGGATCCAAAGCCTGTTTTTCCTTTACAAACCTTACAGCTTCAGACAAGGCAAGGTCAGCCTGAATACCTTTCCTCCGACTCAAACAAAAAAGACCATAGTGAAACCAAACGGAAATGGATTTTGGGTCATCCTTCAGGGCCGCCATGTACAGATTTTCATACATCGGGGATTTCCGCTCCCTTTCCGCAAGCCCATAACCATCGTGATGAAGTTTTGCATCAAGGAATTTGAATTTCATGCCATGCTCTTTTCCATATTTCTCAGCAGTGACGATCACGGTTTCATGGATACGACCTCTAAATTTGATCGCCGGATCATTTCTAAATAGTCGAGGCACACGGGATGGCGCCTCAACAGTGTCAATCATTTGCATCAAAAAGAGGACAGCCTTTTTGTCATTGATCGCCTTCTTAATCGCCGGAATTCCCTCAGGATCAAGAGTTTCGTCTGCATCAATACTTAGTATCCAATCACCCAGAGCCGTATTAAGGGCCGCATTTCTAGCCCGCGAAAAATCATCTTCCCAGGAAAAGCGAAGTAGCGTTATACCGCCATAATTACGGGCAATCTTGACCGTCTCGTCTATAGATCCAGTGTCAATTACTATAATTTCTTTGGGCTCAAGGGGTTGCAACGAATCGAGGCACCTTTTGAGCCTTTTTTCCTCATTTCGAACGATCATGCAAACCGAGATGGAATTAGCCATTTTCTCACCTTTAAAAAAAAACAAAAAATACAAAAAACTTCTTGAATCTGACGAAACTGGTGGTACGCTACACAGCGGTCGCTTGCCCGCGGCCGCGCCCGGTGAGCGTAACCACTCTACGTCAGTTCAAAAACAAATCAAATAAAATATATAAAGCATTGCAATTAAACAACTTGCCATTTCTTTACCATGTATGAAAACATTTGTTTCCACCCTGAAAATCAGAAAAACAAATCACCATAAACAAATCCAAGTCATTGGAATAAATACACTTATGGTTTGTTTTTGCTTGAATGGCAAAACTCCAAAACAAATAGAGAAACAAATGGAGCATTCATAAGTCTATTGTTTTTGCGCATCTATGAAACGAATTGTTTTCGGACCGCCTCGCCCAGGAACTAAAGAAACGGAAACCTTATTCTCTTTTTCGAGGTTTCTTATTTCACGATATGCGAGTCCTTCGCTCATAAAGTCACACTTTTCCTTAATGAATTGCTTGATTGGAAATCCAATTGGAGAGATCAGGGTTTCGGCCTTGATAAGCTCTAGAATTTTAGCCTTGTTGGTCCTTGCTATTTCCCGCTGTTGTACCAGGGTTTCCTTGGACTTGGATTCCTCAGGAGCTTCCCGGAATCTGAGTTCCCATTCTACAGATCCATCTTCCATGGGTTGGTACTCGACCTTAAAATCAAAACCGTCGTCATACTTGGAGAGAAAAGACACGGGGGTAATATTGGTTTTTTTTCGATCTCCCCAGTCGAGGATCACATCAGCCGCGGCGGCAATAACGCTACTTCCGCGACCCTTTTCCGAGACGTTTTTATCATTAGAGGATTTTCCGGTGTGATGAATCAAAAGGAGTGAGGCCCCGGATTCTTTGGCAATGCGTTTAAGGTTAGCCATAACGGGTTTCATGTCCCCGGAGGAGTTTTCATCTCGGGCCCGGTGGATGTAGGAGAGAGTATCGAGAACAACAAGTCCAATTTTCTGGCGTTTTATTTCCGAGACAAGAAGGGCTTTATGTTTTTCTGAATCAAGCCAAAGGTCGGGATAATCGCAATAGAGGAAGTTTTCGGGGATATCATATTTTCCGTGTCCGAGTCCGCGGAGGTATCGCGAGGCGCGTTTCATCATGAGGATGGGGGAATCCTCGAATTCAATGAGCAGAGTTTTGATGGGTTGGCGGCATTCGAATCCGCCTTCTGGCCAGGATCCTAAGGAAGAACAGAGTGCCAGGTAAAGCGAGAAGACGGATTTTCCGCTCTTAGGGGCTCCTTGGAGAATGGTGAGGGAGGCCCTTGGGCAAACGGGCCGCACGATGTATGCGATTTCGGAATCGATAAGATCCTTGAGGTCGATCGCCTTGACGATCGGGGATTTAGCGACATCCTCCCAAAGCTCCCTTTTTTCGATAAGGTCAAAGAGTTTCTCGAGAGTCCCGCCCTCCTGAATCCAGTCGGAGAGATCTTTGACCTTAGAGCCTGGAAGCTGGAGGATCGACGCAGTGGCGTTTTCTTTCTCTAAGAGGGATTTAAGCCTAGTAGCGTCCTTAAGTCCCGTCTGATCGGAATCTTTATCGGCTATTATGCAAATCTGTCTCCTTCCCAAGAGGGAAGCCGTTTCCTGCCTCCAATTTGCCATACCGCCAACGTGGCAGGTTGCGGGGACCCCAAGGTCCCAGGCGGCGTCGACATCCTTTTCCCCATCGACAATAAGAAGGGTTTTTTCGGGGGGTGAGTTGAGGATTTCCGGAAGACAGTAGGGAACCCGGCGAACATCTTTCATGGCCCCTTTTCCTTCGCGCCATTGGCCATCTTTGTCCGCGGAACGTTGTCGGAAACTCTTGGGGATTAGGCGCTGGACCTGATAGAGGATGGCACCTTGTTCATCGAGATAGTTGTATTCCTTGACGACATTATGGGAAACCGAATCAACGTCGAGCCCTCCCTCGAGAGAGAGGCCCAATTCTTTTATGAGATCAGAGGCTTTCCCTTTTCCGCAAGAACACTTCCAGCCGGCGGACTCGATGTAGTAGGAAAATGAGGGGGACTTATCGTCGTGGGAAGCTCGGGGACAGTGGCCGTCAATACGGCCGGCGCGTTCTATACCGCGGACTTTCTCGCTATTGACGAGGTAGTTTGCAAACCTTCGAGAGAGTTCCGCCCAGTTCATTCGAGATTATTTATACTTATTCTGATTTTCCACACAAAAAAGAAAACGCCATCTTCGCCCGCTCGTCTCCCGAAAGCGCGTAGTGCGAGAGCATCGCGGTCACCACGGCACGCGATTGGTTTTTCGTGAGAATGAATTCGAAAGTTCGGTTAATACTTGCGGAAGGTAATTCAGAAATAATCCTTAATTTCACCATGTCGGGCTGTCCCTCAACGGCATAGGCCCCCACACCATGAGCCCTTTCAACTTGAATCTTCATTTTTGCCTCCGAATTTTAAGCCATTTCCAAAAGTTTTTTGGCTGCCAGGTAGGCGCAATCTCTTTTGTGGTTCCAGGTTGGATACGAAGAGTCGAGAATCCCGCCGCATGTGGGACAGGAATCAAAATAAGAATCTTCAAGCGCATTCACCATTTTCTCCAAGCTTTCTATGGCAGATTGCCGGAGATCTTCCTTGGCCGGCTTTCTAGCCACGGTTTTCCTTTTCGTCTGGAGGTTGCCACGCAAAAATAATTATCCCGTTTTTTTTGGGATAACAACCCACAAGTTTTCCCTGTGGCCCCTCTCCGCATACTGGGCTTTCATTCTTTTCCCTTGCCCTCTTCTCGGCTTTTTTGCGGTTCATTTCCCGTCCCATGATTTGGGCGTGGCGCCTTCCCCATTCCCCAAGAACCTTGTTGTCATAACCACAATAGCTAAATGTTCTTCCAGGTTCGAATGATGCCCGCTG